CAAGGTGCCGATGTCCCGCCCACGCCGGGAGCGCGAAAAGGAGAATGATCAGGACGGCCAGGATCTTCCTCATTTCTTCTTCCCCTTCTTCTTCCGCTGTTCAAAGTCCATACATTCCTCCGTTATTCTTTCCCGCCCTATGGCGATGTAAGCGTTAAGGTGCCACCGGCCCCCATGGATGCCGTCCCGCCGGAGCCGATCCCGGTCACGCCCGACGAAAGGTTGTACCCCGCACGACCGGCGATGCTTGGCGAACACGTTCCAGATAGCCCCGTAGAGGGGTGCGGACATTGATATGGTGTATATCCAGACATGGCCTCCGGTTTCGTTTCCGAATTGAAGTAGTCCGTATTCTCCACAATGATGTCCGACATCACGAAGTCGACAGCATCTCCGTATGTCTCATTGCAGTAGGTACGGCACCCCTCGTTGGGAGCGTTTGCGTTCAGGTTCAGGGTGAAGTTCGTGTTGTTCCAAAGATAAAGCGGTTCCGATCCTCTCGATTTCGGGTCTTTCCCGACACCAATCATGTCGTCAAGTGGGACAAGAGACGGACAACCACAGGCCCCGTCCGGTGGATAATCTGTTGACTTGTAACCGAAACACAAATCAATCGTATAGATAGAAGCATAATCACGAAGAAGAAGGTATTGTTCAACATCGGCCTGATTGTTGAAGATCCTTCCCGTCCCGCCGCGAATCTCCATCATGCGCTGATTCTGTGTAACGTAAGTCCACAGATTGTTATATATTTCATAGTGCCGCACCCCACGGTTCGGGCTGTTTGTGCATTTTCCGTGAGCATCCACCTTGATATTGCCCGTGATTGTGTTGTACCTGAACACCACACGGGCATTGGAGTTGAAGCTTGGATAGCCACTACCAGAAAACGTGTTGTTTTCGATGAACACATTGTTTGCCGTTCCGATAGAATCGTCCGTTGTCCATGAATCTTGGGGACCACGCACAAAGATCATCTCATTCGTTGAGGCACCCTTTTCAAAGGTATTATTATCAATTAACCCGTACACCTGATTTACATACAACTGACCCTTGTGCTGTTCGCCCGATGCGGTCCAAAGATTTCCGGTAAACCTGAATCCGGCACCGGAGAATGAGGCATACTGACCATAGGTATCTGGTAGCAAAAATGTAAAACCTGTCACGCTTGCCCCCGCAGTAACAGTCAATGCTCCAGCTCCAGACAGGGTAATGTTCGTTGACCCGATGCCCGCACCCTTCAGCGTTATGGCTTTGTCAGCCGTTACCTTGTTGGCGGCAGTCCACTCCGCATCTCCAGCGGGAACGGTGACGGTATCCCCGGTTTCGGAAAGACCGATTGCCGTGTTAACGTCATCGTAGGCCGCAGAAGCGGCTGCATGCGTATCCCCCCATGCCGCGCACGGCATCAGCAGAAGCGCAATGATGAGGATTACTCGATAGCCCATGATGGTGCCCCTGAAACCACCCTTACATCGTCTCGCCAACAGACCTTCCCGGAGTATGGCCCGCCCATGCGGATCTTCGCCGCATCGTTGGAAACGGTGTCAACGGCGGTCTGGTTGATGAGCAGGTCTGCCGCGTCGAACGTGCCGCCGTCCGTGTTCAGCCAGACCCGGACTATCCCGTCATTGTTCCCTGGCCCGGTTTCCTCTTTGTAATAGAGGCCGATGTAAACCCACGTATCTTCCGGGATATGATTGTTTCCGGGGTCGTAGGTCGTTCCATTGCAGACGGCGTTGACGCCCTCGTTGTTGTCCCTGGTCACCGCCACGACTGCTCCGTTGGATGCGTCCTCAAACAGCAGTGCGCGTGTATCCCCTATCCCGTCTGCGTTCGTCCGATACCAGAATTCCGCATAAAACTCCGACACGGATGAATCGAGGGCTTCGCGGCAATAGTAGGTCGCGCCAGACCCCCTGATCCCAAGGGCGTGAGTGCCGTTCTTGTATGTCGTCCCGTCTTGAAGGCAGTAATCGCCGTCAGCATCATACCCGTCGCAGTCGGACGATCCCGCTACCATCGTGACCTGTCCGCCGGACTCTGCATCCATGCAGAATATTCCGGCGGTGTCGCAGAATGTGGCGGGGGCTGCCGGAACCGCATTGCTGTCGCAGACCATGTAGCCAGGTCCAGCCCATGCCAGTACAGGAAACAATAGAATGATGAATATCAACTTCTTCATTACTGCGTCCACCCATAGCGAATCGTCAGTTCAACGGGATAACTGTCAACCGTGGAAGCGTCATTGGTGCCATCGTCCCCGTCCCTCGTGATGCGTATCATCCAGAGGTTGCCCGCCGTGACATTGCTTTTCCAGTCTGTGAGGGTGTCTCCGCCAGCCGTTTCAACGTCACCGGAAGCCCCGGATGCATCTGCGGAGTAGGACAGATTTATGGCGTTTCCGGGCGTTCCGGCCTGCGCCGCACTGTCGGCAATGGACACCATGGAGATGATGTAATCGTGGTCCGCCGTATCCGCCCCTCCGAGACGGAATTTGAACCAAGCCACGAGATCAACGGCGGTGTCGATATCTCTCGGAACCTCGCAGAAGTAGTCGATGTAGTTGTTGGATTCAACATCGTCCGCGAAGGTCGGCATCCCGTAGTTGATGTCAGTCTCCGTCGTCGTGACTGCGGTTGTTGCCGAACCCCTGTTATTCGGGCGACGGAGCGTGATGTAGCCGTAACCCTTCAGCACGTTGCCGGTTCCGTTGGCATCGAGGGTCTTGTTGGTAAGGGTCTGCGTGTTGTCGAGAGTAACCATTTCCTCTGCCGCCGCACCGTTGCCTACCGTAAGCGCATCGTTCGTGCTGTTCCAGTAAAACTTGCCCTCGTCCGTTGGAGCCGCCGCAGTACCAACGGGGCACGGGATGGAGGACGTGGAGGATGTCATGTCGAGGGTGGCAATAGACAGGGAGTTGGAGGAAGTCCAGTTGGTTCCGTCCGACTTCATGATGTTGCCGGAGGTGCTCGGGGCGGCGAGGGTGTAGGCAGACAGGGACCACACGGGGGTAGAGTTCCCGACGATGATCTTGTTTTCGGCGGGGGCAAGGGCGGCGATGGTGGTAAGGTCTGCATCGGCGGCCTGATAGGTTCCGTCGTGATTGTGTCCGGAGGCCGCGGCGCCGATATCGGAAAGCACCTGCGCATAGGTCCGGAGCGCGAAGGTGTTCGCTCCTGTCATTGCGACAAAAGACCCCTCGGAAAAGGTCAGTCCGGAAACGGATGTCAAGTTGGCATGAGACGTCTGTTTTAAGGCAAGGGCCGCATCCACCGTGAAGAATTTGTCCCTGACGGCGTTCTTGCTCGGCGCCGTATCCGTCACCCCGTCCCAGGTCGTTTCATTGTAGGCGGCATCCGACACGGAGACGGAACCCCCGCCGCCCGGGGGGTAGGGCGGAATGGCGAAAAGGACGTTTCCCGTCAGGAGGACGACCAGGGCCGCGAGGATGAGGATGGTCTTTTTCATGGCGCCTACCTCCCGAACGTCAGCTCAACGACGTATTCAGCATCGACCGTACCCTGGTTCGCCACCCGGAGGGTCAGGGCGGAGGTGACGGGAAAGAAGAAGTAAGACGACGTGGTATAGCAGTAGGGCATGGTGGTCTTTTTCAGCGTGGCATGGATCAGGTTCGCCCCGGCCGTCCCTGCCGTCGTTCCCCCGTCGGCGGAGCCCAGATAGTCCTCCCCGTTGGCGTCGAGGATAAAAACATCGGCGGCATCGGGAGCCGTCCCCCCGGAAACCGGCCAGGTGGCTACCTGATAGAGGTAATAATGTCCCGCAAGGATCTCCATGATGCCGTCCGACAAGTCGGTGTCGGGAATGGAGCCGTCCGAGGCATCACCGGTACAGGTGAGCGTGACGACCACCATCCCGCCGGTATAATGCAGGGTGGTCTCCACGACCGTTCCGTCGGCGAGGACCCGGGCCGGGAAGACGAGGGCCGCGAGAAGGACAAGGCAAAGAATGAATCGTTTCATGGCGTCCTCCATGGGGCCGTCATGAGGACCGGCCCCCAAGGGGTGAGGGTTATTCGGCAACCACCGCAAACGGAACCGTGGCGGCGACGCCGCTGTCTCCGGTCAGGATGTTTCCGGACGCCTTGGACAGGTCGAAGCTGTAGCCGTCCGTCGTGGTGCCGATGTTGATGTCGGTCATCAACCGATTGTTCACGACAAAGAAAATGGAGGCCGCGTCTTCGATCGGCTTTCCGGTTGCCATGATCGTATTGTCCTGGATCAGTGGCATCCAAGAGGCCGTAGTGGTTCCGGGGGCAACGATTCCCTTTGCCGCCGTTCCGAGCATTCTGTTTCCGATGATCCTGGTTCGCCCCGCCTCTCCTGCGCCGAACGTGATGTACGAAGTGACGAAGGTTCCGACGAAATCGCAGTCGATAACCTCCAGGAAAGGGCTTGCGGTTGCAAGGATTCCGCTCGTCATGGTCCCGAGCGTCCCGTCCAGGGTGCATCCGATGATCTTCAATCCGGCGGTCGCATTCGTCAGGGTGATGATCGGGGAGGCGTGGGCCTTCGCTTTGAAGTGAACATTGAAAAACCGCGTTCCGTAGGATTCACCCACGGGCGCATGGTGTCCATAGATGCCGGGCTTGTCGTTGGCATCATAGGAACCGAGGCCGATCACGTCGCATTTCGTCGGAAATTTCACAAGGTCTTCCGTCAGGGTGTCCCCCATGACGAAGATCCTGTTTCTTCTCGCCCACCATCGGTTTGCCTTCAGCGCAATGCTGATATCGCTCGCGGCGATTGCTTCGGCGATGGTGGAGTAGGGGCTTTGAAGGGTCCCGTCCCCGGTTGCGGACACATTGCCGTCAACGAAATAATCGGCCGCTCCGGTCGGGTTGGCCCATTGAATGAACGATCCGGGCTGCATGAGGAGCGTTCCGCCCGGCGCGAAAACCTGACGGTTTCCACCCTGGTCTCGATAAACTTTCGGCTGGTAAGTCATTTTTTATTTCCTCCGTTCTCCGGTGGTTGCCCCGGCGGGACCCCGGAGAGGATCCCGCCGAGTACCCGTAAGGGGCCGGGGTTACGCCTCGTCGGGGCTGATGAGCTGCGTCGCCTTGAGAAGGTCGCCGTTCGCGTCAGGCCCCATTTTTCCCTTGTAGCGGATGGCAACGACGCCGAGGATGACGGCGTTTGCCACGGCGGGCGTCACGGTCACTTCGAGATAGCGCTTCTGCGGTTTGTAAACATCGACCGCGATGGCGCTTTGCGTCAGGAGGGCATCAGCCGCCGTGACGGTATAGGCGGCCGTTCCCGCGACGGCCGCCATGGTCCCTCCGGCGCTGTCGGTATCCTGGAGGACCTGGACATTCAGGGTTCCCGTCTCGAGAAGCGTTCCGAACCCGGCGACGAACAAAACGCCGTCATATCCCTGCATGTCGATGATGCTGCTCGTCTTCGCGGTCGTTCCTGCGGCAAAGTAGCCGAGGATCTGGTCAACTTTGACGTTCTTCAAAAGGTTCATGGTCTCTTTCCTCCTTGGGTCGCCGTTAGCCCAGCTTCACGCGGGCGAAGGCTTCTTCCAGAACGGGCATCCCGTCGGACTCCAGCCGTCCGATGAACCCGACCTGATTCGTGGCCGCGTAAAGCTCATTGAGGCGCTGGAGCCTCATGCTCAAGGCGTCGGCGATCCAGTAGTAGGAGAAATCGCCGATGATCCCGACATACTGTCCGGTCGTGAAGGTGTGCGGGCAGTATTCGGACATCTTGTAGGGGCGACCGAGGATCATGTCCGGCTGTCCGCCCTTGATGTCCGGGTTCCAGATGTACTGCCCCTCCCCGTCCTTCAGCTTGCGGAGCATCTTGATCGCGGTCCGGTGGAAGATCCAGGTGGCACGGGGGTGATACTGGGCCTTGAGGCTGTAAAGGGCCTCGATCAGGCCGTCCGTCGTGAAGGCGGTCGCCGTGTTCCCGGTCGAGACATCCCTGGATGTGCTGATTCCGAACCCGGCGGTGGCCGCCGTGAAGACGCCCATGGGCTGATTGGAGCCGGAGCCCAGCAGGTAGGCATATTCCGCCGTGGTTCCGAATTTGTATCCAAGCCGGTTCGTGACGAGGCTTTCCACGTCCATTGCGGAGACGCGGAGGAGTTTTTCGGACACCTTGATGAGTTTCGCCAGGGGGTGCGGGGTAAGCTCCCTCTTCCCGAAACTCATGGTCGAATCCTCGGAGCCGGTCTTGATTTCCGCCGTCCAGCTCGGATCCGCCGGATCATTGTCGAGAGAGGGGGCCCCGAGGGATTCGGCCTTCGTCACGGGATAAACCGTTGCCAGTCCGCGGATGAAAACCTCATTGTCCATCGCCATGATGAGCTTCAGGACGAACTGCGGGGGGGCGACGAGGAATCCGCCGTAAATGTCCGCGTCGGCCTGGAGCGCCCGGAGTTCGTCTCCCCCGACCGCCGCGATCCCGCGGGAAAGGAAGATGTTCCACGCCCGGCGCTGGATTTCGGCGTTCGCCGGAAGGTTGATGTCCATTCCGCGGTACTTGATGGTGCGCGGCTCGCCCGACCTTCCGTCCGGTTTTTCCTGGAAAAGGTCCGCCATGCCGCGAATCTCGGCTTCGCGTGCTTCGAGCTTCTTTTCCCGGTCGATTTCGCGGGTGAGACGGTCGATTTCCGTGTCCATGTTGCCGTAGTTCGTTTCCTCGTCCGCCGTGAGGTTCCGCTTTTCGGCCGACGCCTTGTCAAGCAGGGCCCTGGAATCCGCCACGACCTTCGCCCTGTCGGCCAAGAGTTTTCTGATCTTTTCGTTCATGGCTAAACACCTCCGATTGATTTTGCTTTAAGTTCAAGCCGCTTCTTCATCAGGCCCAGGCCGATAAGGGGGTCGGCCACCCCTTCGTCGCCATTTGAGGGGGCGGCTGCCTTTTTCCGATATTCCTCAAGGGAGCGGAGCCCCACTTCCGTGTCGGGATAAGCCGGAAACGTGACGGGCGAAATGTCATAAAGGCGTACCTTCATAAGGGTGCGGACTTCCCCGCCGTCAACCGCTTCCCAGCGATCCGCCAGGGTCTCGAATTGGAAAGACGCTTGGTCAACGTCCCCCCTGTCGATGGAAACCATGTAATCATGCGCCCACTGTGCATCCGGGGGGATGACGTCGAATTTCAGGCCGCGCTGGTCCTCGGAAAGCGTCAACGTCCCCTTCGTGCTTCGCCCGAGAACATAGTCCGAGTTGTGATTTTTCAGCGCCCGAATGTCATCCGAATTGATTGTTTCAGAGAATGCCCCCGGGTCTATTTTTTCCCTGAAATATCCAAGGTTTTCAGAAAGAACATTGAAAACGGCCGCATATCCCGTGATGTGACGGAGACCCTTTTCGTCCGTTATGGTTCGTATTTCGGTAACGGGAAAACTCCGTCGCTCAATTTTGCTTTTTCTCTGGTTCCCGCTCATTTCGGGCCTCCCTTTTTCTCTTTTCCCGTTTCCTGGTCTCGTGTTTCGGTAGGACGGCCTTTTCGTATTGCCTTTTCATGCCGCAACCCCCTTAACGTCGGCCCCGAGGTCCGAAAGGCCGATCATGTTCTTTTCAACGATGTATTCCTTGCCCATGCCGCCCGGAATCGGGTTCAGGTTCTCCCAACCCCTGATTTCGTCGGCGTTCAGGATGCCATTGCGTTTTCCCATGATGTAAGCTGTCCACCGTTTCACGGCATCCCCGCGAAGGAGCGCCATCATGTCAAACTCGAAGAAATATTCTTCTTCCTCGTGGCGCATGATAAGGGCGCGGCCAAGTTCCTCCTCCCAGAGGACAAACCAGGGCCGCATCGTATGGGTTATGAAGCCGATGTTTTGCTCCTCGATTCCAGTTCCCCACGACGTTGACTTTTCTACGTCGGCCAGCATGTGAGGCGGGATGTGATAAAGACGGGCGATTTCCCCGATTTGGAATTTCCGGGTTTCAAGAAATTGCGAGTCCTCGGGATTTATGGTTATGGGGTTGGCCTTCATGCCGTCCTCAAGAATCATTGTCCTCTGGCTACGGCCAAGCCCTGCATAAACCTCATCAAATGCCTGTCGAAACTCTTTTTTGTTTTTACACGCCCCTGGATGTTCAAGAATGATGGACGGGTGTGTGCCGGAGCCGAAATAACGCGCCCCAAACTCCTGCGTTGCGAGGTTGAGGCCGATAGCCTCTCTTGCGAGCGTTATCGGGGAATAACCTATCGTGCCGTCATAGCCGAAACCCGGGATGTGCAGGACGTTTCCGGGGGGTATTTTGAATCCTTCGGTGAATTTCGGATCATCGGAGCCCGGGAAATAACTGTATTCGAGCTTCCCCCTGTCCCGGTCAACCTGGATCCGGTCCGGGCGGATGGGCCAAATCGCTTTTGGATATCCTGCGTTTTTGCCGGTCCATTCCCAGTCAATGTAAGCGTAGGCGTTCCCCCACGATGCAAGGTGCCCTTGGAGCGTGGAGCGGAACCGCATCGCTGTCATGGCTTCGTTCGGCCGACGCCGCATGAGCGAGAAAAGAGGGTGTTTCCGGGCCAGCTCCTTACCGCCGTCAGAGAGGCGGCGGTACAGGTAAAGCGGGAGGCTTCCAACGGTTCTGGCAAGGATATCGATGCAGGAAAGAACGGCGACGCAATACATCGCCGTCGATGATGTTACACGAACCCCTGCGGACGTTTCAACGCCCCCTCCGGAAAAATAATCAATGAGCCACCTTTCCGGCGTTGCAAGGGTGGATCTTTTTTCAAGCGTCGATATGATTCCCACTATGGACCCCTTTTCCCGAAAAAGAGGCTGAAGCAAACCAGGATCGCCCCGGGAACCGCAAAGCCGAGCCATGGGACGTAAAGCCAGAGCCCATAGCCGAGAAGCCCAAGCCCAACCAAAAACAAAAAATCCCGAATATCGGGCTTCATTTGCCTTCCTTTCTGGAAAAATGATTGTTTTCGCTTCGGGTTCTTCTCACCGCATACCGTTCACGCAGTCGTTGAACTTATGGTGAGAGCGTGACATATTAAAAGTTTTGCCGAAACGGACAAAATAGGGACAAAATAGGGACAAAATAGGACAGGGTCAGGAAAGTTTAACCTTCAGCCTCCATTCGTCGGCTGTTTTCTTCCTGATGATGGGGTGGCCGGCGGGGTCTTTTTTGATGGGAAGGCCCTTGTATTTGTGATAACGGATCGCCGTCTTTTCGCTCACTCGGAGATAGTTTGAAATCTCCTTCCACCCGGCAAGTATTTCGCTCATGTCGCCTCCGTGTCGGGCCTTTTTTCGATATCCTTCCCCGTGAGCCGCGCCTTGATCTGCTCGACGGTAAGGCCGTCGTAAACGGATGTCTTCCTTCTCGCCTCCGGGTTCATCGCCATGAGCGCCATACAGGTAAACGTCGCCATGAGGGGATCGATCTTTCCCGTCCCGGATGCCGCCTTCGTGACATAGGCCGCGTTTCCCCGGACTTCCATCCTTGCGTTTCCGACACACCATTCCATGAGGCGCTGGCTGCCGTGGGCCGCCGTCCTCTCGGCAAGCCTGCGTTCCAGCGTCTTGATCGCCCCGCTCATGCGCCAGTTCGGGGGTACGCCCACAATGCGATCATGCTCGATGGCGTAGTCTCCGTTTTTGTCGCCCTGCTCGAGGTCGTCGATGATCGCCCCGATTCCAACCGGGTCCACGCCGATCCGGTCCAGGAGCCCGGCCCGCTCGAAACGCCTCACGATGTCCCCGAATTGCTGTACGTCAGGCCCGGGCTCGTCGACAATGACGAGATCCCCGTCCCGCGCAAAGTCGGCGTACCTGGCGGCCTCCGACTTCCGGCGCTCCAGGGCGATCCGGTGAACCCATGCGCGGTTCCAGAAAAGGAGCCCCTTCGTCTCGATGTCCCGCCCCATGACGCACATGCCGAGAAGGTCGTCCAGGCCGCCGCCGTCGCCGCCGATTACAACGACCTCCGACCGCTGCTCGATGTCATCCAGGGTGACGCCCGCCGCGCAGCCTTCCCAGAAGTCGGCGCCGCTCCATCTCTGCGATTTCAGGGAGAGGCCCATTTCAACGTTGAGGTGTTTGGCGAGAAAGCCCTGCATGCTCTCGGGTCCCTGCTCCTCGGCCTTTTTGAACTCCCGGAGAATGAACTGCTCGTCCACCGAGGCGCCGAGGTTGGGGTTTGTGACATAGAAATATTTCGGGTCTAGGTGCCTCTTCTCGTCAAGAATGGCCTTCGGGAACTCGTAGATGATCGGGAGGAAGTGGGGATCATCTATCCGACCGTCCCGAACGCCCCGGGCATAGTCCAGTTTTTGTTTGAACACGCCGGCCGGTGCCTCGTCAGATTGCGTTGAAAGGTAGATGACAAACCCTTCGGGGCGGGAAGCAAGGCCGCCGCAAGCCTCGCGGAGCATGTTCTCCGCGTTCGGGCGCTTGCCGAAAAGCCATAGCTCGTCAATCAGGACCGCCGTGGACTTCTTCCCGCCCACGGTCTCGGAGTCGGCGGCCACTACCTTGAGGGTGGCGCCGGTCCCGCGGTGAGTGATCTGCCGATAATGCTCCTGAACGTGCATCAGGCTCGAAAGCTCTTCGTCGGCCCTGATCATGTCCCGGGCCGGATAGAAGCTGTTGTTTGCGATTTCGACCGTGGGGGCGAGGATGGTAAACTCCGCGGACTCCCTCCAGTTTCGGATAAGGGCGGTCATCATGATTCCGGCAGATGACGTTGATTTGCTGTTCTTTTTGCTGATCAGCAGGAAGAATTCCTGAATCATCCGGCGGCCCGCCTCGGGGTCGTAGGCGCCGAAAATCGAGGCCACGAAGTCAAAGAGCCACTTCCTCCCGGCCTCGCCCAGTGTCGGGCGGCCCAGGACATCGACAAGCCGCAACTCCTTGAAAACCGACATGGCGGCAGCGGCTTCCGCTGGGAAAAGCGGCGGAAGGGTGATCAGGGACTCTCCGGAAAGAATCCGGCGCTCCCAGTCTAAACATTTCGTACTCCATTCCATCCTACTTCACCAGTTTCAGCGGCGGGGGGCCTGACGCATACTTCCCGGCCGCTGCGTCTTTCGCTTTTTCCTGGAGATCCTTTTTCTTACCCTTCGCCTCCGTCGCCCTAGAATGGACGAAAGGGGCGGCCGCAATCGCCATGCGGTCCCTGCGGTCCTTCTTCGCCCTTTTGTCGTTCATCACCTTGAGCATGTAGGTCAAGGGATCCAGATTCTCGGCCTCGGCCTCCCGCGCAACGTCGGCCGGAACCTTCGGCGCTTGCGCCTCCCGCTCGACCGTTTTCTTGTTCCTGGCCCCTTTTGGCCTCCCCGCTCCCGGTCTGTATCCGCCGCTTGCCATTTTGATTTCCCTCACGTTTGATTTTCTGATGCAGCCTGATTGAAAATATCAAAAATCAAGATTTAATCTCCGAATGAG